CGCTAAATGACCCGACTCTTCTTGATGATGGAAGTGTTACATATGCAAGTACGTCAATGCTTTGGACTACAACAGACGGGTATAATATCGATATAAACAATTCTCAATACGAAACGTTTTTAAATTCGATACTAACCATTGGTGCTAAATATGACTATGTTAAGACTAATTTAATCGCAAGATTTTTAACGCCGACATCGCTAAAAACATATGACCTTACCGAAGACGGTAAGATGAGTAAACTTCTAAAGGTATATGGATGGGAGTTTGACCAAGTGAAAAAATTCATAGATTCTTTAACATTTATTAACACAGTCACCTACAATAAACTTAACAACATTCCCGACCAATTAGTCAGCAATTTAGCACGAACATTTGGGTGGGATTATTTTAATCTAGTAAATGAATCAGAATTAGTCAATAGTTTCTTCACAATAGAGTCTGCTGAAAGAAATTTAACAACGGATTTGCTACCAGCAGAAATAAATATTGAACTCTGGAGAAGAATCTTAATGAATACCAATTATTTTTGGAAATCCAAGGGTACTAGGAATGCAATTAAATCGATATTCTTATTAATTGGTATTCCTGAACCGTTCATAAATATTACCGAGTATGTCTATACCGTTGCAGGTAAAATAAACCCCAATAGTGTTGAATTGACAGCAGAGGATTTCCCGAACAGTTCGTTGCCATACGACAATAGCGGTTATCCGAAAGCACCCGTAGAATCAAATAGTTTTTATTTCCAAATTAGTGGTGACAGTGATAGTGGACAAGCGTACATGAATAACTTCAGAAACGCTGGTTTTAATCTACAAAAAACTCCCGACAATAAGAAGTCTTGGATTCAAACCGGAGCAACCACAAGAGTCCATTATACCACACCACAATACTATCAAGCAGATAGTCAGTTGGTTCTTAACACAAAAGAGGTTGGTGTATCACTTGATACTGCACGTGGAATAGAATATGATGTCTATGATTATATCCTAAAGGATTTCGCTGCGAATTCAACGGGATATACAATGCCGTTCTCATATGTGAACCTATCTTTAGGTGTGAGTGTAAAGCAAAATACATTTACTCTCCCCGTGCCTTATGATAAAACACAAGGTAGTTTAGAAGTTAGATATAACGGCATCTTATTAAGTGCACCCAAAGAATTTAGTGGTGCAACGGGTAATGCTCCATATACTAATTATAGTAAAGCGGATTATAGTGCCACGACGAATACCTTTACAATATTAAATAATAATTACGCATATAACAATCCTAATCGAAGAGATGTTATTCAAGCAACGTTTGTTTATAGTGGTGCAACTGCATTACCAGTTAGTGGTGTTACTATTGAATATGTTGTAACAAGAATCAGAGCAAACTTAGCCGGAACAATAATACCATTACCAAGCATGCCACGTGGTGACGTTCAAGTCACAATTAATGGTATTGCACTTACAAAGGGTACACCACAATTTGTTGCAGACTATATTGTTAATCCAAATAATACCAGTGGTTCAAGCAGTATTATAATTCAGAACCCCGACGTTATAGCATATCTTGCAACTAATCCAATAATACAAGTGGCTTATGTTAATGTTGTGGGTAAGAATAACAGTGTTTATGCTAGAAGTGAGGTTGTAAGAGTTGATAGTTTCAACACGGGAAAAATATATTATAATAATTCAGCCAATAAATATGTTTTCACTCTTAATTATAAGATGAATAGCGTCAAAGACGTTAAAATATTGGTTAATGGTATTGCATTAGAGCCAGGAATGGACTATACACTTAATACCCAAAATCCGTATGAAATTTTCTTACCCAAAGGTTTGACATATGGTAGTATTGTTAGTGCATATTATTTGGTGGGAAGTCTTGCTGTTCTTACTCCGATAATTGATGATAATCTTGGTGTTGGAGATATAAGTAACTTATCGTTCTTAGAATTTATCGAAATGATTCAAAGAAGAATGATTAATGCTAGAACAAGAAAAACAATTTCTGATTTTAAAGGCGGGTGGTATCCATCACTATTAAGCGTTTATATTAAATATTTACAAAGAGGTTTATTACCCGAAAGTGACCCAATGCATTCAAACGCATATACGTTTGCTAATCTGTATCCGTTCTTAAGTAAATATAATTCTTTCTTCCAAAGATTTGTTGATGAATTACTTCCAGCAACAATTATATTGGAACAAAGTGGCTTGTTGGTTAGAAACACCGTCTTCACCAAGCAGAAATTTATGTATAAAAGAGGTGTTAATGTTCCGGGCAATGGCAGAATTGCCGTACAGTATCTCGGCGATGACGGTAGTCAGTTTTTAATTGCCCAACCTTCTGCAGTTCAATTACATGTTCATACAACAACTGGTACAACTGGTATTGGTAGAATTAATAATACTGGCGGTAATAGCATTAGTGGGTTTACTTCTCTTACTCAGTACGGTATGCAATATAAGGTAAGCACTGCAACGAGTTGGTCAACACAGTATAAGTCAGGCTTCTTACCGACAAATAAATTTACTATGTCGATAACTGGCTTATCTGAAAATACTAACTATAATTATAGAGCATATGTCAAATCAAATATTTACACTGCAACTGGTAATACCCTAACTCTAAAAACATCGGTAACACCCGGTCCAGTGGTCACAACGAAAACTGGTACAACAACGGCTAATTCGATTAAAAACACAGGTGGTATTAAAATAGGTAGTTATGCTGTAGTAACATCCTATGCTGTGGAGTATAGAATCTCAGGCGGTACTTGGCAAATGTCACCAACTGTTCCTATTACAACACCACTTACTGGAAATAGTTTCAATCTCACAATCAACGGATTAAACGCATATACGTATTATCAGTATCGTGCTTATGTTGTTATTGGCGGTGCTCCATATAGGGGTAATACTCTCTTAATCAGAACCGCTGCGGGTGTACTAAGTGTTCCGACAGTTAGTGGTGGCACAGCAACGGCGGTAACCTCAACGGGATTTACTGTAACTCAAAGTAAGGTAACTAGTATCGGTAGTGCACCAATAACTGAGTATGGTATATTATATACACAAGTAGTTGCTTTGGGTACGGCAGCAAACTTAATCTATGGCAACGTACCTACTGTCACTAAAAATTCAACGGTTGGTTCTATTGGCATTGGCGTAAATTTCACTAATAATGCAAGTAATTTATTCCCAAGTTCAACGACATATTATAGGACGTTTGCGAAAAACAGTATTGGAGTCGGATATGGTCCAGTTAAAACAAAACAGACATTACCTTAAATTAAATTATTAGTATTTATTATTAAATCAGTAAAGAATGGCATTCATTGAGAAACAAGACCCCGTTGTAGTTAACATAAAATTGACCTCACAAGGTAGATATCAACTATCCACAGGTAATTTGGATTTTAAATATTTTGCTATTGGCGATAGTGAAATTGATTATAATTTTAATACTCAAACGGGTTTGATTCCATTCAATGCAAGAATATTAAGACCAACCGATACCAATCCAAACATAATATCATTTATTCCGAGAAATTTGAGCGGTGACCCGTATAATGCAATTGGAACAGTGCCTTCGGCATGGTATCCTGTTATAAACACAGCACCACCACAAGGTTTCTTTAATAGTGGTAGTACAACATTTATTGTTAATAGTGACCATGTTAAGCAACCCGATGGTATGATTTATATGAGTGGTATTACGGGTGCTAATAAAAAAACGGTTAAAATTTATAAAGCACCAACATATGGTACAAGTGGTAACGAACCAGCAATAGGTGATATATTACTTGTCAAATGGACACTAAATGCAAATACAACTGGTTATACAATTAACAAAAACCAACCAACACCTTATTTAATTTATCAAATAAGCGGGAAAACAGGCACATTGGCTGGAAATAATTTAGTTGTTACTGTCGATAGAAATCTCCCTAATTTTAGTGGATATACTACAACCGCTAAAGCGGGTGCAATGATTTATTACAATTATATCAATTATAGTGGCAGCACAATATTCAATACTCCCTCAACAGAATATCTCGATGAAAGCGTATTGACATTCTTACAGAATAGCCAGTGTCCTACTGTAGTATTCCCGTTTTGGAACATGAGCATTATCTATACGGATGAAATCGCTGGTGTTCAACTCGGAAATAAAACATTTAAGAATTTTGATACTGTTGGTTATGGTGGATTTGTTTCATACATACAACAACAAGCACCCGTCTATAAGAAATTAGGTGTGATTCACTATACAAACAACTCACCCGCTAACGTTTATGCGGAAGGATTCTATTTAAAGACACCTCAGTTGAGTATTCCAACAATTATGTGGCACAAATCGACGGGAAAAACACTTGGTGTTACATTAAAACCAATCGGTGCTGTTAAGATGTTAACCGGAGCAACAAAGTCATTAAATGTTGAATATTATGACCTTGCTGACCCAAGTAATAATATTGTGGGTAAGGTATTTACCGACTTGAAAATATTTGTAATTGAAGACCAAGAATTACTCTTTGCTATGTCATATAAAGCAAATAGGTCATGGACTCTTCCAAATTATAATGCAAGTATCGGTGGCGGTGGCTGTACTCCTCCCCCAGCAGCACCAATATCATTTGGTGTGGTTACTGTATCAGGTACATCGGGATTTGGTTCAATAATTACGGGTGGTAAGAGTATAACAGGTGGTTCTAGCATAACAAGTTATGGTATGTACTATCGTAAAGTTGGTGACTTGGCATGGACAAAACAGTCTGTAACAGGCTCACT